TTTAGAAACTGACATTAGAAATTATACCGAAGTAGACAGTAATGTTTTTACTGGTGCTATTCTAGGTAGATTTATAGAAAATGCAGAATATAGAATTGCATATGATATTCCTATGGACTCAGACAGAAAACAAGCTCAAGCACAATTTGCAACAGATACTCAAAGTATAAATGTTCCAGCAGGATGTTTATTTGTAAGAGGTGTTCAGGTGTTTCCTTCTACAGCAAATACTAATGAACAAGGTCAGTGGTTAGAGAGACGTGATCAAACTTTTATATCCGAGTATGTTGGTAATTTAACAGGACCATCAGGGTCTACTACATCAGGAGTAGATGTTACAGGATATCCTAAATATTATTCTATGTTTGGAGGAGCAACTGGAACTACTTCTAGTACTTCAGGAGGTATGTATTTAGCCCCTACACCAGACGCTAATTATCAGTATATTATACATTATAATAAAATTCCACCTGGTTTAGAGGATCAAACTTCTGGGACTTATATCAGCAGATACTTCCCTCAAGGGCTTCTATATGCATGTTTAGTAGAGGCATATTCTTTTTTAAAAGGTCCAACTGATATGTTGACATTATACGAGCAAAAGTATAAAACTGAACTACAAAAGTTTGCAGCGATGCAACTTGGAAGAAGAAGACGAGACGATTACACGGATGGAACAATAAGAATACCAATCGAGTCACCGCCTCAGTAAACTAGGAGATAAAATATTATGGCAATAGCATCAGCAATATGTAACAGTTTCAAACAAGAAATTTTAGTTGGTACACACAACTTTACCGCATCGTCTGGAAATGATTTTAAGCTAGCAATGTATACAAGTTCAGCATCTATGGGTGCAAGTACAACAGCTTACAGTTCATCAAACGAAATTTCAAATTCATCTGGATCAGCTTATTCAGCAGGTGGAAAAGCAATTACAAGTGTTACACCTGTTTTAGATGGTTCAACTGCAGTTTGTGATTTTGCAGACGTATCTTGGACATCAGCTTCATTTACAGCAAATGGATGTTTAATATATAACGATACACAATCAGACAAAGCAGTTTGTGTTGTGGCATTTGGTGGAGACAAAACTGTATCAAGCGGAACATTTACAATTCAATTTCCTGCAGCAGCAGCATCAACAGCTATAGTTAGAATAGCATAAGGAGGTAATTCCTTATGGCATCTATCTGGGGTGGTGATAGTCCTTCAGTAGCATGGAATGAAAATTCCTGGGCCTCTAACGTAGCTACAGTTACTTTATCCGGTCAGTTAGCAACAACATCAGTAGGAACACCTGAAGCTTTTCCAGAATCAGGATGGAGTTCTGACTCATGGGGTGTTGAAAACTGGGGCGAAAGTGGTAATGATGTTTTCCTTACTGCACCTACCGGTTTAACAGCTTCACTAGGAACTTTAGATTATGCCGCATCCACTGATGGTTGGAGTAGACGAACATGGGGAAATTTAGGTTGGGGTGTTGATTACTCTGTTTCATTAACAGGATTGGGATTAACTTCTTCAGTAGGAGAAGCAGGAGTTCAATTTCTTGTTCCACTTACTGCACCTACAGGTTTAACATCTTCACTAGGAACACCAGACCCACAAATAGTACAATCACTTACCGCACCTACAGGTTTAACATCTTCACTAGGAACATTAACAGAAGTTGGAACTCAAGCTGGTTGGGGTAGAGATGATTGGGGTCAAGAGCCGTGGGGCCAAAGTTTTGAACCTGTTATTACTTTAACAGGATTGGGATTAACTTCTTCTATTGGAGAAGTATCAGCATTTCCTGAACAAGGTTGGGGTAGAGATGCTTGGGGTGATGAAAACTGGGGTGAATCAGCATTTACAGTTGTTGTTGATGTAGAATCCAGTGGAGTAGCAACATCAGCTGTTGGTTCTATATCTTTATCCGACATGAATATTGGATTAACAGGATTAGGTTCTACTTCATCAATAGGCTCTGTAGGTTTAGCATTTGGTGCAAGCACAGAACCACTATCAGGAGTAAACGCAACCTCTTCTGTTGGATCTATTCTTACAGAAATAGGAGTTCCTTTAACTGCACCATCAGGATTAACTTCTTCAGTAGGATCAATCTTACCAGCAGATGTAGTTGGTATATCAGGATTAGGTGCTACTGTATCAGTGGGTGAAGTAGCAATAGTAAATATTGAATTAGTAAATCTAACAGGAATAGGGGCTACTTCAACAGTAGGATCAATTTCGTTAGACCAGATGACAATTGGATTAACTGCTCCTAGCTCTTTAACAGCAAGTGTAGGGGCGATAGCACCAGCAGATGTTATGGGATTAACTGGTCAATCTGCAACTGTTTCATTAGGTGAACTTTCTCCTTTATATACTAGAGATTTAAGTTATAATACTAGTGCGTCTTATTCAGCTAAGACATACAACACAAGTGCCTCTTATACTGAAAAAAATCATGCGGGATAAATAGGTTGACTTGCTATTAAATTAACAATATAAATATAATAATTAGGAGAACAAAATTATGGCATCTACTTATACACCTCTCGGCGTAGAATTAATGGCTACTGGTGAAAACGCCGGTACTTGGGGAACAAAAACAAATACGAATTTACAAATTATCGAGCAAATAGCTGGTGGTTATATATCACAAGCAATAGCTGGAACAGGAACTACAGCTTTTACAGAAAGTGATGGTGCAACTGGTTCTTTAGTTGCTTCAAGAGTAATTATTTTTACAGGTGCCCTTAGTGGATCAAGAATTGTAACTTTCCCAGTTGGTGTAGAAAATTTTTATCTTATTAAAAATGGAACAACAGGAACAGAAACATTACAATTAAAAGCAGCTTCAGGTTCAGGTGCAACAGTTACTTGGGCAACTGATGATAAAGGTTGGAAGCTAGTTTATTTTGATGGTGTAGCAACAAACACTGGTGTCTATGATACAGGATTTTCAACTACAGCAGGTGATGTAACTTTAACTGGAACACAAACTTTAACAAACAAAACTTTAACATCTCCTAAAATTGGTACTTCAATTTTAGATACTAGTGGAAACGAATTATTTTTATTAACAGCTACAGGTTCTGCAATTAATGAAGTTACATTAGCAAACGCAGCGGCTGGAAACGATCCAAGTTTCTCAGCAACTGGTGGCGACACTAACATTGGTATGGAACTTAAAACAAAAGGTTCTGGTGTAATTAAAGCTGAAGATAGCGGTGGAACTGTTTCTGCTGTTAAAATAGCAGGTAAAGAAACTATATGGATTCCAGCAGCAGCCATGTATGCGGCAACAACCAATGGAGCTGACGGAGAACAAGTAGAAACAACAGCTACAAGACCAGATATGAAAGTATTTGATTTTGATGCTAGTACAAAACAATACACACAATTTACAATAGCCATGCCAAAATCATGGAATGAAGGTACTTTAACTTACCAAGTTTATTGGGCACCTAGCACAACTAATACAGGCAACTGTATATTTGGTTTACAAGGTGTTGCATGTGCAGATGGTGATACTATTGATGTTGCATATGGAACAGCAATAGAACTTACAGATGCAGGTATAGGAACAGTTGAAGACCAACAAGTTACATCTGAAAGTAGTGCAATGACAGTTGCGGGATCTCCTGCGGCTGGAGAACAAAGTTATTTTCAATTATATAGAGATGCAGCAGATGGTAGTGATTCATTTACCGGTGAAGCTAGAGTTCTAGGTATTAAATTATTCTTTACTACTGACGCCGCTAACGACGTATAACGACGTATAAGGAGTATAGAATATGAAACATAGAGATAAAGAGTTTCAACCTCTAACAGTTGGAAAAAATACATCAAATATATCTAATCGTAAATCTAAATCTTTTGGTTATCAGGTCTTAGGGTTTGGTTCGGGTGGAGTACCTGATCTTTTTCTAGACGCTACTGGAGGATCAATTACGGAAAGTGGATCTTATAAAATTCATACATTTACATCAGGAGGTTCTTTTGTTGTTACTCAACAAGCAACTGACCCAGCTAACGACGTAGTAGATTATCTTTTAGCTGCTGGAGGAGGCGGAGGCGGAAGCCAAGGCGGACAATTCTCTGGAGGCGGAGGAGGAGGTGGATGTACAACCTCAACAGGTCATAGTGTTTCTGCATCATCTTATAGTGTTTCTATAGGAAGCGGAGCTGGAGGAAATGGACAAGGTGGTTCTTCTTCTGTATTTGGTTCAACAGGAAACGGCGGTGGCACTGGAGGTAACCAAGACCAAGGTGGCGGATCAGGTGGATCTGGCGGCGGAGGCGGAGAAGGAAATGGAAACTCGGGTGGTGGTGGACAAGGTGGCTACGGAAATTCGGGTGGACAAGGCGGCAGCGGCTGGTCATGGGCAGGTGGTGGCGGCGGTAAAAATGCTGCTGGATCAACTAACTCAAATGGTGGTACTGCATTAACTTCTTCAATTGACGGTAGTTCTAAAACTTATTCTGGAGGTGGCGGAGGCTGCAGACAAGGTGGACAAGGATCACAACAAACATCAAATTACGGAGGAGGCGGCGGAGGCCGTTCAAACAAATCTGGTGGAAATGGTGTTGTTATTATTAAATATCAATTTGCAAAACTTTAATCATGCTTATTAAATTTACTCAAATTAATGATTCAAACGAAGTAGTAAATATTACTGTATGGGAAGATGAGATTTTAGGATCTCCTGCTTCTGAAGAAAATGGTAAAAATTTTATATCTACAGCTACAGGAATTCCTGCAGATAAGTTAGTTCAAACATTTGAGGATGGAACTAGAAAACGATTAGCTGGAGTAGGATATACTTGGGATCCTATTAATAATGTTTTTATAGAGCCAAAATCTTTTGCATCTTGGACTTTAGATGGT